AACCGAACGGGTTATGGATCATGTAGTAAGCTGTTTCAGACATTTTAATATAATCACCTGCCAGGGCGATAATGCTTGCCATGGAGGCGGCAATGCCATCAATCTGGGTGGTAATAGTGGCTTTGTGGCGGCGGATAGCATTGTAAATTGCCATGCCTTCAAAGACTGATCCACCGGGGCTATTAATGCGCAGGGTGATATTACTGTCGTTAATGGCGTTAAAATCTGCTATAAAATCCGCAGCCGTTACGCCCCAGAAGCCTATCTCGTCATATAAAAGCACCTCGGCAGGCTGATTGTTAGCCGCGGCTTTGATGCTGTACCAACTGGCTTTATTGTTTTTGGCTTTTTTGCGCATTTTTTGCATTCTCCAGGGTGATGGAAGCGGAATTGATAAAGTGATTGTCCCCCTCAGGGATCGGGTTTTCATCTTCTAATGCCAATATTTTGTTGGGACTGTAAGCGCCAACGTTAAACATCTGTTTGTAAAACTCACCCCGCGCTGCACTGTCGCCGCGCAACAATCCTTCAACATTAAATTTAGGATAATAAATGCCGCGTTCGCTTGGTAGCAACAGATCCCGGCTAATGGATTGTTCAAAGCGGCGGATCCACGGCAATAGGCTGTGAATAACAAACTGCAAGCTTTGATGCTCAATATTAGAAAAAGTGGCTTTTTCTAAGTCGCCAATCATGTGCGGTGGTACACCAAATATGCCGGCGATTTCAGATCGGTTATATTTGCGCGATTCAATAAACTGCGCATCTTCAGCGCTCATGCTGATTTGCTGCCACTTCATGCCTTCTTGCAACAAGGCCACTTTGGCCGCGTTATCGGGGCCGCCGTGGGTGCTGTTCCAAGATTCTAATAAGCGCGTTTGGCCGTCTTTGGACAGCTTGCCGTCCATTTGCAATACGCCGCCGGGTTTCGCGCCATTGCCATAAATAGCAGCGGAATAATGGTCCATCGCCATGGCACTGCCGACGGTTTCGCGCATTAATCCAACCGGTGAAAGCCCTTCGATACCGTTGGTTGATAAACCGTTAATGCGCCAGACCTTGTCCATGGTCCAAGCATTGTTTTCGCCTTCAACCACTAACACTAACTTGCCGGATTTGGTGCGATCTAACTGGCAGTTCTTCGGTAATAAGGGCCAGATTTCCCCGACGCGGCCGGCTTTATCACGTAATACCTGATTGTATGAATTACCCTGTAGCAATAAGCTAGTCATGCTTTGGGCACGTAAATCAAAGCTGGTGATCTCGCTATTGGGTAAAATTGATAAAATGTTGTTCAGGCTGTGATCGCTTGCCTCTTGGCGATTGACCCCGTCTTTTTTATACAGCGATAAAGGCAATGCGCCCATCGCCTCGGATAATACGCGCGTACAGGAATAAACGGCGGCTACCCGTAACGCGTTCTCGGCAGTAATGTCTTTGCCGCTGCGCAGGCTTGATCCAAACAGCTCACTGCCTTCGTTTAGCTTAGGGCGGTTAATCGCTGCTTTGGGTGTCAGTAGTTTCCTGAGCATAGTTACCTCTTAGCGCTTCAAGTGTGGGTTTAAACAGCGCCAATAACAGACAAACAATGCCGATAATCAGCGCGGTGATTGGACGGCCATATAAAAACAGCAGTCCGTAGGTGATCAGTGCTAGTCCGACCAGCGCTAATAATTCATTGATATATTTCATAAAAACAGCATTGCCTCTTCATCTTCATAAACACTCGGGCCGTCGCCTTCATCTAACATGGCGCGGTAAACGGCCATAATTAATCCAATCGCGCCGTCAATTTTTTGATCGCGCTTTTCTTTTCGGGGAAACACATTGCCTTTGGCATCTTCTTTCGCGGAAACGTTGCTGATCATCCAGGTTAATACCGGATTGCCATCGTGATGAAAGCGACCGGCCGCCAGTGCAGATTCAATCTCTTTCATGCCGGGTGATAAATGCACCGTGGTTTGCGGGATTTTAACCGCGGTCACGCCATTTTCATTAAGCTGTTGCGCCAGCTGTGCACTGTTCCAAGGGTCGTGCGGTACTTCGCGCACGCGGAAGCGATCGGCTAATCCTAAAACTTCGTCGGCGACCTCGTTGAAGTCGACCTCTGCGCCATCTGTTGCTTTTAATGCACTGCCGTCGCTGTTTTCCCATGGGGTATTTATCCAACGTTGATAAAGTTTACTGTTTTTTTGGTCCGTATCAAAAATGGTCTCTTCGGGCAGAAAGTGCCGGCTAAAACAATAATAATGCAACTTGCCATCGGCCTCGGTACGCGCAAAAAGTTTCACCAACGAACAAATATCTAACTTGCTGGCAAGGTCAAGACCAAACCAGGCAGATACATCGGTAAAATCGTTAATGTCTAGGCTGCGATCTTCGGCTTTCTTCCATTGTTCGCTGTGGAAAAAAGCGGTCGCGGCGTTAACCCACATGTTGAGATGTTTGGTTTTAAAAATATTGGTGTAACGCGGGTTACGAATAGCACGCTGTTGCTGGCCAAGCAGGTAATCAACATCTACAGAAACGCCCATGTTTGGATTGGCTTTGGCTAATACGTTTGGATCTGTCCAATCGTCTTTTTCGTCAATGGTGTAGATAATGCCAAAAAGAGTGTCATCTTCGATGGTGCCGTCTAATACTTTGGCAACATCGTCTTGTAAATCTTTACAGGGCCCAGCAATGTTTGAACCTGCCGTCGTGATCACGAATATCATCGGCTGTTCGCGTGAGCCCATGCCCGTTTGCATGGTGTCAAATAGCTCGGGACCGTCGTGCTCGTGGTATTCATCGATAATGGCGCAATGGGGACTGCTACCATCACCAGGATCACCGATCACCGGCTCAAACACGCTACCATCGGGCAACATTAATTTTTTAGCCATCACCTCAATGCGGAAACGTTCACGCAAACCGGGCAAAGCTTTAACCATCAAACGCGCAGGTTTGAAAACTTCCCAAGCTTGCTTTTCAGTTGTCGCGCCACAATAAACTTCTGCGCCATATTCGCCATCAGCGCAAAAGGTATACAGCGCATTGCCACTGGCTTTAACGGACTTGCCGTTTTTACGCGGCACGCAAACATAAGCAGTACGAAAGCGCCGTTTTTTATCTTTGCGCCGTTCCCAGCCATAAAAAACCACATGGATAAACAGCTGCCAGGGCTCAAGCTTGATGCGCCGCTCATTGATCGGCAGCTTCGCCCACTTGCCTTTGGTGTGCGGTAATTTTTGGATGAAGCGACAGACACGTTCGCCCTTGGCGCGGTTGAATCTATATGGATAATGCTTGTCTTTGCTTTTTGCTAAATCATCTAAATGACGTTGACAGGCTTGCTTGACATATTTGCAAGACGGTATGCGATCCGTGACAATATCGCGCGCATATTTTGTTGCAGCGTTGACGTTTGGGTATTTAGCCATAAATTAAAACTCGCTGAATTCGTTATCTCCCGATCCGGAATTATCACCACCTCCGACAATGCGCCGGTAACTGGTTGGATCAAAGCCCAATAGCGAACCGATCCGGGTGAGCGAATTAATGGCATCACCACGTGCATTTAAAGCCGGGTGTTTTTTATCGCCACCGGTGGCACTTGAGACAGTTAAGCCTTCTTTTTGAATAATCGCATCAGCTTGCAGCATCAATGCAAAAGAGTTGCAATAGGCAAGTAGCACCGGGGCCTGGTCAATGGTTAATAATTTGCGTTCAATCAAAACGCGGCTTTGGGTATGCCAAACTGATATTGCATTGTGATCAATCAATTCATCAGGTGGCGGTATTTCGGTCAACGCATTCGCCAAGGGCGCGAGTAAATTTTTACCCGCTTTACGGCCTCCGCCGGACGCTCTCGCCATTTTCAATCCTTTTGTGACAGGTCACAATTACAAAATAATCCTAAAATACCCGCAAAATAACAGGTCATAATAATTAAGGATCTCTCTTTTGGAAAAAAGATCCTTATTTATCACGCATAAAAATGAACCTTGGGGGCGGTCTAACAACGCAAGGCTGTAGAGATTTGCACCTCCCCTGGGGCAGTTATAATCAGCTGTAAAGCACTTAAACAATCATTACACATTAGTATTTCTCTTTGCTTATCGGCACGAGCTTGGTGCCTCTTCTTATCGTCTTGCGTACCTTGTTGGCGTCAGGTTCGAGGCCAAAGGTTAGGCAGAATAGGTCCAGCATTTTCACATAAACTGGCACCAAAAAGGCATAAGAAACTTTATAAGAAACTATTAAGTTACTCTTTTGCTGTGGGTTTTTATCATTCATAGGCTGTTTTGCTCCGGTGGCAAGCAGTGCATAACAGCTCTAAGTTGCTTGGTGCGTCTGTTCCCCCTTGCGATTTTGCTTTAATGTGATCCACATCATTGCCAACAACAGCTTGCCCTCGGCGTTGATGTTCCTGGCATAAACCTTTATCTCTGTTGATGATAAGTTTTCGTAGTTTGCGCCATGCTGATCCATAACCGCGCTGTGCTGCGCTGCGGCCGACCTGGTGATCTTCCCATCCACTGTGCTTATGCTTATCACAACATCCACTGCGATCAATGGTTAATCCGTTGCAGCCTGATTGCTTGCAGGGTCTTGGTATACGTGGTGGCATGGGTAACTCCTATTGCTTAATGCAATCCTGAAGGTCGCGGATATAGTTACCCAACGCAGCTAATGATCGCGGTGCGAGATAAGCCCCGCCGTCAGCTGTCGGATAGGTTCCGTTTGCTGTGCTTATCTGACCTTTGCTGGTCTTTATCCACGACAATTGTGGAGAGGTCGGGGCGCAGAGGGTCATTGACTGCGTCGGTCTTGATGGGTTTGTGCATGCGAACATTGTCAGGCTGACCAAACAGATCAGCAAAAGCTTTATCCGGCTCAGCCTGCGTTGCTCCGCGGCGATCTTCTCGCTGCATTTGCTTACGCTGTTTATCATATGCATTTAACCTATCAAGCCCGCGGCCAATTAACTTAAAGAGCGTTGTGATTAGTGCGATTAGTTTCATTTTTTGCGCCTTTATAATTGCCGGCCAGATATTCGATAAAACTAATTAACCAAACAGGTAACCTAGTGACCCATTTTTCTGGCAGTAGAGCCGAGGCATGAGTGAGCAGATAACAAACTAGACCCACAACACTTAACCATTGTGCGGCACGTTCGCCACCTAAAAGACCGGCTAATAGATCAAAAATTGCAACCGGTTCGTTTGCTGTCGCGGGGGTTAATGGCTCGGCAATACTGTAAAACGAAAAAGACAGCATCAACACAAACACAAAACATAAAGCGGTAACACGTTTTAAACTGATATTCATTTTAAGCTCCTTGGGTAGTTATTAATAAATTCGTCAACAGTGCCCTTACCGAAATCAGTGTTGTAGTATTTCTTCCAGTAATCAGCTAATCCCTGAACATCATCAGCATCAGGCAAAGCGTGCGGTACACGCAAGTAATGCGCGCGGCACATTGCAGCACAATAATTGAGATTGCCGATCAACTCAGCAGCTGCCGGCACAATGGCGCGACCGTTGGAGGTTGATTTAAACGACTCAATCCTTGCTTTAAAGCTAAGAAGATCAGCAATTTTAAACTTTAGTTTGGGATTATAGATAAGAAAGTTGCGCCAGATATCATCGTGTGTTGCCGGCTCCATCTGAATCAGCCCCAATGCCGGGCCATTGCCCAGCTGTTTAATATACTCGCCGCGTGACTCCTGGCAGATAGTGCCAATCACCAAACGTTCTGCGGCAAGACTATGATGGTTTAACTCTTTTAAAGTTGGCCGAACAACCAGGTCAAGTAATTGTTGAATATTCAAAGTAGGCTCCTCGCTTTTAATTGCGCCACCGTGCTTTCAACTTGAATCAGTCGATCACGTTGATCAGTATTGTTTTCAAGTGCGCGATTCATTTCAACGCGCAACTGGGTTATCTCAACCCGTAATGACGCAACCGCCACCTGGCTTTCATTTAATGTGCTACCAACCCAAAGTAGCAAAGCAATAATGACCGCATTGACAATAGAGAATCCCATTCTGTCAGCTGGGCTTGATGCTCGTTGATCAGATGTAGACTCAGTCATTTAATAGCGCTCACAAAAAAGCCCGGATGAATTAACAGCCGGGCAATAATTTTAAATAGTTAAAGGTAGAACGAATTACAGACATAAAAAAACCCCAAAGAGCCAACGGCGCATTGAGGTTAAAGACGTTCTTTTTTTATATTAGGGCAGATACAAAAACGTCCCGAGCAATGTCGAGACGCATGTATAAAACTTTATATAAATGAAGGTACTCCGGTGGAACCACATTTGCAACTAATAAATAA